CCTGAAATGCCGTGTCCATTACTTTCATGTCGTTCTTGCGGCCCTTACCTACTAGGTCTATTTTTGGTCTAATAGGTGGGTCTTGTTGACTTGTAGCAGTTCTACCTGTTTCCAGGCACAGATAACAGGTAGTCCGCATCTTGCCATCGAAGTCAGGAATCGCCATCAAGTAGGTGCTAATCGTTTTCTTTACACGTCTCCGTTCTAAGCATTTCTCAATCCATTGACGCATACTTTCATTCTTCACGCCATTCTGTAAATTGAGTAATGCAGTTAATTCTTCTTCTCCGGTGCCAGGACGACGTGGTAACTTCCAGTGATTAAAAAGTAGTTCGTAGACTTGTCCAGTCGGCCCATTGGAATTAACGTTAACGTCAATACCAGCGAGATGGAACATCTCGTATCCCAATCGTTCATCCCATTCAATATACTTACGAATGAGTTCATCGCGTTTGGCATGGTTAACCCTAAATCCATTGTTTTCTATTTCCAAATAGAAGTCTGGAAGTGTCATTAGAAAGTTCTCGTAAAACTTCCTTACACCTAATTCATCGAGGTCCGCGTCCATCGCTTCGTCAATTTCATAAGTGACACAAGCGTCACGTCCGCACCCAGAGAGCAAATCAGACACGTCCCCTTCATACATACCCTCATCTTTATAGAAGGGTTCCCGCGTATATATGCTAGTATTAAATGCCAAACCCTTGGGGAGTTCGGGGTTAATTGCGAATGCTTTAAGCATAGTATCGCTATAGATTCGTCTAATAGCGAATCCAAGGCGTCTAATTTTATCTCGGTCATAGTTAAAATTCTGTCCAATTATGTCCTTTTCCCAAAGGACTTGAGTAAGTAACATCCAACACGATACTAAGTCCGCATCAGGAATAGAAGATAAACCATCTCTATTCCACAATGGAACTACCATCGAGTGATGTTTACTGAATGCAAGACCGATACAAATTGGTAGACAATGACCACCGGCTTCAATATCTACAGCCATCTTGCGATGGTCTTTGTATCGTTCTAGGAAGGTATATAACTCTCCAGAATTACGACATATCTGGATGTTACGTTGTGGTAGGTCGATTAAAGGCGAGCGTCCTTCTTCCCATGCTCGCTTAAAATCGAATATCATTACCTGTCGATTCCAATACCCCTTGATTTCTCCGCCTGTAGTCGCATGAAGTAAGTGCGCCGGATGGTATGAAGGAACAAATTTGTGTCCCATCCCACGCATAATACTACCACGGTGCCGCGAAATCTTAGACTTACCTGATAATGCCCATAATGCCGTTCCACCAAGCGCGAGAATACAATTCGGTCGTATCGAATTGATTTCCGTATGTAGTTCTTCAAGTTGAACTTTCATATCTATGCCAGCACGTTCAGCGCGCACGGCAAATGGAAGTTTCTTACGTCCAGGTAGGTCTGGTGGAACCTCATACTTACAAGCGTTAGTTACCCAACACTCATGACGAGGTATACCAGCATCCTTTAGAAGACGGTCCAATTCTCTACCTGATGGACCTACGAAAGGTTTACCAGCAGCAGTTTCTTCATATGATGGAGCCTCACCAAGTATCATAAACTTAGCGCCCATCGGCCCCATCCCCGGAACGTATTTCTTCTCACTCATTTTCGATGGATTCGAGAATCGCGTATGCCATGTTAATCAATTCGATAGCAGTAAGATTTGGAAACCTTTTCTTTAGAATCTCTGCTATACGCTTGACCTTTTCATTTTGTGCGATTGGCATAAATTTTCTCCAATATTTCTCGTTGACGTGGTGAAAGACTACCTCTCTGATTGAATTGTCCTTTCACTGACTCAACGAAATTCTCTTCCCATTCAGTTAAGTCTTCACCATATATGTCCAATTGCTCGAACATATGATTGATGAAATCATGAAGTTCTTGCGGTGTCACTCTTCACCTCACTAAGAAACGTTTTTGAGCAACAGACGCACAAGTATTTGTATACCACCGGATATACGTATTCTAATATCGTCAGTAGTTCAAATAGTCGTGGGTCATCATTCGTGCAATGTGGGCACTTCATCCTTTTTCTCCTGCTCTATAACTTTAATCTGAATAGCACGCCAACCCTTACCCGGAATTTGCACAGGTATAAATTCACAAGCCATACCTGTTTTCAATTCCTTAAAGCTAAGCGTATCTTGTCTTAGAGCAGTCCAATGAAAAAAGATGCGTGTAAATTCGATTTGTTTGGATGAGATGAATCCCCATCCTTTTGCGTGAACCTTAATTATTCTTCCAAGAATTCTCTTGGATTCATTATCCATTGTTATTCTCACAGGCTAAAGGCGGGGGTGGATACGGTTTGCTCTACTATGAGAGTATGTATCCACCCCCTATCATTAGACAGCTTTCAAAGGCATCGACTTATGCTAATGTAGACCGAATCACAACATCGGGCATCAGCAATTTCCGAACATTCCCTTTATAACCATCTAATGAGTCTTGTTACTCGGACTTAGATGGAGTATCGTCTTCCTCGTAGTCCTCACCTGCTTCCTCTTCTTCATCCTGAGTTTCTTCTCCCTCAGTCTGAATATCATCAGTTTCCACAGGCTCGGCTTCGTCTTTCTTTACATCGTTGGGGGACATTATGTCTCCTAGTTGGACCTTATTAATTACCCGGTGTAGCAGTAAGGTCAAACCTACTACACCGGGCCTTACTAGTTGTCGGATGTTACGCCGTTCGCAGAGCGCGATACTTGTGGTTCACACGGTTAACCATACGACCCTGGTAAGTATCGTTTTCCACGAACACTTCGAGCTGCTTCCCTGCGGCATTCGCAAGGTCAAAACGAGCACCCGACTTTACATCCACGCCGAACGCCGTCAGGAATCCAACCGCAAAGCCAATCGCCTTGCTGTTGAAATTCCAGTCAATCGGAACACCCTTGAACTCCTCGTTGCCATTGTCAGCATTCTTGACAATGACGCCTTCCACGGGGTAATTGGTAGAACCACCATCTTTCGACGGTGCCTCACCAACGCTTTCGATGTGCATGACATACCATGCAGGCTCTACGACTTTACCGCGAAGAAGGTCTTTGTCGCTAAACTGGACTACTGGCATTGCTTTTCTCCTGTGTTGTTGGTGTCTACTACGTCTACGTCTATGTCGTGGTTACTTCCGACTGTGGGTCATTAAATACGACGGCTTTAATAGCCCACATTGCTGTCTGCTCATTGTTAGTGAGCGCGATACTACGCTGACGTGATTCGGCACAGCATTCCTTTATCTCACGTTCAACGTATGAGAATGCTTCACGTAGCCGATTGATTTTATCCAGTCCTTCTGGACTCGGCTTGTGATAGGCATACGGTTTGTCAATAGGCACTACACCTCCTAAAACTTTTGTGTTGGTCCGGGCATTAGAGCCATTTTCGCAATGGCAGGTTTAATCCAAGTATCGTAAAGAGGCTTGTCCCCGAAAACAATCTCTTTATCCATACCTAACGCTGTCCGTGCGAAGTCGTCACCAGTATGTTCTGTTAATAGACTATATTCACCTCCTTGTCCTTCTTGAAAACCCTTCTTAATATTGAAATGATAGACTTCCAAACAGTAGGCAGGAATTTTGGGGGCTACCTTTTTACCTGCTGTCACAATTTGGCGGGAAATGTGTGTGACATTCTGAGTAGTGGAACGATACTCAGCTTGGACTACATGGGCAATGAGGATGATATTAACTTTGTGGAATGCGTTAATATCTTTGGTGAGAGCTATCAGTTCTTGAAGGGCTGCGGATTCTGCATTGTAATCTTCAATCTCATTTACTGCAATACCAGCAATGAGCTTACCTGCTTGTGCCCCTGAAGCGCGTGTAACTCCATATTTCATCTTGACTGTTTGACGCAATGTCATATCAGCCATAGATGTAATAGAGTCGAACACTAGCGTTTTGAATGGGCATTCTACCTGAAGTTGTTCCAATCTTTTCTTAGGTTTATTCCAGTCTTCATAATCATCAAACTGGACTAGCTTAGGGTCTATTCCCCATTTCTTCATGGGTAAATAGATACCATTCATCTTTCTATCCCAACTAAACCAGTATTGTGGTGTTGGAAATGAAAGAGCCTGCGTTGATTTGCGTGTTCCAGGTTCACCCTTGAACAAACAATACAACGAATCGAAATTGACCTGCTCCATGTTAGGCATTATTTAACCACCAATACCTCGTTACAGCGTTCACCGTTCCGTGCTTGAAATGGGCGCACAGTTAAATCTACCTGCCTATCTTCCAATGGAGCCTGTATCAAACCAAGCCCGCAGATACGAAGTGGTGTTGGACAGTATCCTTGCTTCTGTGCATCAGCACTCGAATGGAAGTAGATTACTCCACGTTCATGGTCAATTTGCAGTTCACCCGCTATCAGGGTTGTGCTTTTCATTTTCCACCACCCGTTTATTATGTCTCCCGGTTTCATCGGCATTATCTACTGCCTCAAACAAACAGGTAGGTAGAAATCCTACATCACCGTTGCCAGCAAGTAGGAAACATTCTACATGCTTCATTCGTCCAGTGTAGCCATCAACCATAACCATATCACGGTCATAGCCCATGACTTCATACTCGGTTCCTAGTGGCACAGTTTCATCAATGATAATCCATGCGGTATCATCGGGGAACGTGTGCCTTATTAGTTTGACCTTCATGTCTCTCCGGCTTACGAATTAGTGGATAACAATACGTGACTTCAATGTAAGTTTTCTGTTTAACAATGAAGTCACCAGCTTCATGTCCATCCACAGATTCCCCTATATGGATTGGACGCATTATAAGCCGCACGTCGAGGTTTTCATCGAAGCCCTCTAGTGCTTGCTTCAAGTCTTTAAGTATAGTCATGTTTATTCCTTCCTGTAAACGAGGTCAGGAGGACAGCCATAACGTATACTGTATTCTTCGATATACTGAAATAATTCCTTCAGTGTATCGACGTAGAACTTTTCCTCCTGGCCTTTACACCAGATTACAAGATACAAGAATCTGCGAGGCATCACAACTTCTCTACAACGATGGGCATTTCCTTACGACGAACAACAGCCACAATCTTGACGATGATAACACCGTCACGAGTGGGCTGGTCTTCCAACTGCATCCGTGCATTACGCACAGCTTCTTCCATCGTCGCATGAGTGTGAGTATCGTTTGTGCCATTCATAATGGCGCGTGCGATATGCTCAGCACCAGTGTAAAACTTCTTGATGTTTTTCTTGTTCAGTTTGATAGTCATGTTATTCCTCTTCCTTATTGGATGGGTCCCACTTAGGACCAATCTTGAAGTTAGTGCGTAGAATTTCAACGCGCATGTTCCTGTCCGCTTCACATACTTCCTTGAAAGCGCACGGCCCATACATCGTATCGCAGTGAGTGTAGTCGGGAGGCCAGTATCCAGACTCCGCATACTGAACGTATTTGTATGCGTAATATGGAAGTATCTCCGACTGCCATTCAAGTAAACGGTCGGCGGAGAATGAGGTTACTTCGCGTGTGAGACGTTCATTTATCTTTAGACTGGTCTGCAAACCAATCTTATTGACAATGACGTTACGTGATTTGAGCAAGAGACACTGACCACTAAACTGATTACTTAGTGTAGTCTTGTCTCGACGCTGCTTGAATGTCTTGTGGTCTGTAGATACTATACCTATCTGATTAGTATCTACAATGAGGTCGAACTTTGCTTTCCACAATACACGAATTTCATCGTCCTCATACAGCACTTCACCTTTCACTTGCTCTGCTGCAAGAGGAATCCATGAATCATTCTTGTAGAAATCAAAGTATTGGTCGCATGTCTGCATGGCCCAACGCCATCCAACTTTATGACGACCATCATTATCTTCAGGTGTATTCTGAAGACCCGGATATTCACCCGGCTCGTGTTTACACTGTGGCTTGTCGTTGGTTGTATCCGCACAGTAGGGACAGCCAGTAATGAATAGCTGGCCTGCAATCATGGCATTACCAATTGCAGTCTGGCGTGGAAAACCAGCTATCATATGCTTGTAATAAACTTCGAGAACCTTATGAATAAGAGTTCCCACTTCAAGTGAATTACTCTTACCCTTCAAGGAAATGAAGTTATGATTGTAACGCATATCATGGTAGCGACCACAACTCATCAGTGATGATAAGAGGGTCGCATCCATGATTATGTTTTTCTTCGCCGGAAGAATGATGTCAGTCATTGTCGATTCTCACTTCATTCTTACCGAGTGTAATACGCCAACCATTGATAACAAGAGACGTTTCCTTCTTCTCTTTCTTTTCTTTCTTGCCCTTATAGGGACCACGTTTCTTTGCGGCCTTTACTATTCGTCTAGCTACACGCTGTAAGGGTGAACGTTTTTCAGCCCACACCTTCTTTTGTGCAATAGACATTTTAGCCTTGCCTTCCGGCGTCTGAGTCCAATGTAGTTTTTTGCTCATTCGTTTCCTCTAGTTTCTGTCCACAATAGGGACAAGTAATAAATAGTTTGGGATTCACTAATACAGGCATCTGTTTAGGTGCCTTATTACATACGTGTATTGGAATCCCTTTCAGCTTCATGTAACCTCGTGCTTACGTTTACGAGAGTGAGTGATTGCGTGTGCCTTGAACGAAGAGAACTTGACGTTGTTATCCTTGTATTGCCACCATTCTTCAACGTCGTATTCTGCCTCTTCCAATATGCACAGAGCTACGAACAAACACGACTCGCCAATTCCCTTGACTCGTGCAAGAGAGAACGGGTCCATGTTATTCAATTGAGCAGGCGTAGTGATACCCAAACGACGTAAGATTTTGCTGAGCTTGGCTGCCGCTATGAAGTTAGCACAGCCGAGGCGCTCAACCATCTCACGTCTTGTGTATACTAGTTTGCCTGAATCAACTATTAACTCGTCAAGTTTGTCAGCAAAGCCTTTCCCGATTATATTCTCGACTTTCGTTCGAGCAATCATAGTTACCATCCTTTATTACGCGGAGAGGAATATATCGGTGGGGAATATAGAGTGTATCTCCCCACTTCACATATTCAGTTGTCCAGAGCCATTCATTAGGAATGCGTGAGGCGGACTGCATCACACCTCCCTGTATCATACAGAGTGTAAACGATTGTTTGAATGGGAATCTCTTTAGTCCCATCCGTATGGATAGCGCCCCACTTGATAGCATAGCGTGTTTCATTCTTGAAACGCACAGCTTCAAACGAGGCCCATCGTCGCCAACCTGCATTTAACTCGCGCCAATCTTCCAATACGAGTGCTGCAAGTTCTCGATTAGTGATGTCTTGTTTCATAGTTTTGTCACAGTTGAGCATTAGTTTTCCTCTTCCTTGAAAGTTTCGGCCCACTCTTCTGGAGTGATGCCGGTCATTAGAAATTCACGTTCATCAGGAGTAAGGAAATTGAACGCATCCTGAATAAACTTACCCTTCATCCAATGATACCAGCCCTGATTGAGTGATTCAATTGGATGATTGACAACAATCTTTTTTTCTGTTCCAACAAGCACGATACTGGTTACATCACGGCCCTGCGGTGCAAGTTGAAACGTGAGGCCGAGAGGATTATATCTATTCAGAATCATTTAGATATCCCATCCCTTCTCACGTTTGTCCGCGCATGAATTACAGTAGCCATATTCCGGCTTGATTTTGACTCTACGGCCACAGCCCTGACACTTCTTCCACACGGATGCACGCTGAGTTTCCTTGTAGAACTCGCGCATATCGGGGTCATCCATGTCATGCCAGTGTCCGTAATTGTCATCATAGTATTCAGCCATTATCGTTACTCCTATAGTGCCGTTATTGTTTACCTGCGACGGCCTCAGCGCAGTAACCAACCGACTCATTATATGTAGTAATATTATTTGACTTTACTGGCCCGGTGGTTGTGACATTTCAGCACCTCTACCTTAGTCATTGTGGCTGGTCGGGCCACAGTTAAAATTAGGAAGCCTTCTTGTGCTTTTGCTTGTAGCCTCGCACGATAGCTTCCGCAAGCTCCTTTGCCAACGAGTTTTCATTCCACGTAGGCAATTCACCCTTGTTCATGGTATTGTGGAATGCCACTCGCTTACGTTCCACGATACCATCCAACGTCGAATCAATAGCTGTAAGCCCTTCCATATGGGCATACGTAGCATTAACTGACGTAGCAGTCTGGCCGATACGTATAAAGCGGCCTTCGGCCTGTTCCTCGTTAGCTGGATTCCACTGACGTTCATGCAACACACAATCGGCGCATGTTTGAAGGTTCAATCCTTCACCTGCTGCCAATGTAGATGCAACCATTAATGCACGAGGACTACGATTGAACAATTCCTGCGCGTTGAATCGTTCCTCGCCATTCATGGCTGAAGTAAGTTTGAGAACTGGCATATCCTTCCCAAACTTTTCCTTCAAATTCTCATACAGCATAGCACCAACATCCTGATGCTGCACGAAAATCACCAGCTTACGGTCGGTATCCTCTACGAACTCCTCAACAAATTCCTCAGTAGCAGGCATCTTAGCCAATCCAATGAGGTGACGCATCTTTGCCATAGCAGCAAGAATATGCATCCCTGCAATGTTCTCGGCTTGTTCCTGATACCACTTCACGAAAGCCTCTACAGCTTCATCGTATACAGACTCCTGCGTGGGGTCCATACGAACGTAGAGCTTAGTGCGATTAACGAGTGGCAACTCACTCATTACCTCGCTACGCTCACGACGAATACAAAGGTCTTTCACGAACTCGCGGAACTTCTCAGGATTACGGATACCACCTTCCATTAGGCGATTGCCCTGCCAGTAAGTGTTAACCCATGTCTTTTTGAAGTGCTCACCAGAATAGAATTTCTGGGGGTCCATCATG